ACCGCTGTTGGCTTTCAGGCATTAAAACTTTCCAATAAAACAGGAAGTGTAGGAATTGACTCTAATAATACTGCCGTCGGTGCATTGTCTTCATCCCAAATTACAACTGGCGTACAAAATACTTCTTTGGGTAGTTATGCATTAGGTCAAACAGTTGATTCAGACAATAATACTGCAATTGGTTATTATGCTCTTGGGGCTGGAGATGTATCAGCTGGAGGTGTAACAGCAATTGGAGCACTCGCTTTAGCTGAAAATATAAATGGTGAAAAGAATACCGCTCTAGGTTTCCAAGCAGGAAATGTACTCACAACAGGAGATAATAATACTATCGTTGGGTATGATGCAGATACAGATGATAACTCCGCTGTTAATCAAACTGTTATAGGGTGCGAAACAACAGGTGTAGCAGATAACTCAGTTACTCTTGGAAATGCAAGTGTGACCGCTGTTTATATGGCACAAGATTCTGGTGCGATGGTGCATAGTGGTGGACTAACAACAAGCGGAGCAGTACTAACACAAGGAATGTCTGATAATACAGATAGATTTGTAGTTACGGATGATGGTTCAGGTTACAAAGGTGGATTTACTAAAAAGTCTGGTTCAATGGGTGGTTTGTTTGTTAGAGGTTCATCTAGTAAAATAGGAATACTAACTAATTCAAGTTACGCAGCTAATCCGAGTGGAGACACAGAAGCTTTCATGATTTCTAGTGCAGATGCTAGTGCAACTTTTGGTGGAATTGTAGATATTACAGATACAACAGATGCAAGCGATGATAGCGGAGATACTGGTGCTTTAAGAGTAGAAGGTGGAGCATCTATTGCTAAAAAATTATATGTAGGTGGTACAACTAGCTTAGAAGGAAATACAACTATATCATCTATTACTACCATGGTTTATGAAACAAACCAAATGGTTTTGACAAGAGACGGTGGACACTTACTTACTTTATTAAATGCAGGTTCTGCGATAGCTGATGGAGAATCGTTAGGTTACCTTAGATTTAATGGTAATGAAAATTCATCTGGTGAAGTAGTAGGAGGAGAGGTAAGTGTAAACGCTGAAGGTGCTTGGACTAATAACACAGATTGTCCAACTAAAATGTCTTTTTATACGAATCCTGGTGATGGAATGACGGAATATATGAGACTTACTAAAGATGGCAACGTTTTATTAAATGACTCTATACTTTCTATATATAGTGATGATTATGTTGGAACTAATTATGAAGTAATCACTATGAATAAAGCTGATGGAGGTAGCGGATTTATTAAAGTTTATAAAGGCGGTAGTGGAACTTATAGGGATTTAGAATTTCAAACAGGTGGATCTACTAGATTAACTATTGCATCTGGTGGAGCAGTTACTGTAGCTGGTGCTTTGTCTAAAGGTAGTGGTTCTTTTAAAATAGACCACCCATTAGAATCTAAAAAAGACACACATCATTTAGTTCATTCCTTTGTTGAGGGGCCTCAAGCTGACAACATATACCGAGGAAAAGTAAATTTATCAAAAGGAACCGCAACGATTAATATTGACGAAGTTGCAGGAATGACAGATGGTACTTTTGTTGCATTAAATAGAGAAATACAATGTTTTACTTCTAATGAATCAGATTGGGATGCAGTTAAAGGTTCTGTTAGTGGGAATACCCTTACTATTTCTTGTCAAAATGAAAATTCAACTGCTACTATATCGTGGCTTGTAATTGGAGAAAGACAAGATAAGCATATGATGGATACAGATTGGACAGATAAAGACGGAAAAGTAATAGTTGAACCTTTAAAACAAGAAGAAAAATCAACAGATCATGTAGAGGGAAAGGATCCACTTGATGAAGTTGGAAACTTAGCACCAAATCAAAGACCATAACAAAACAGGAGAATAAAAGATGGCTAAAGAAAACATCGAACCACAGCCTAAATTAAATCTTGATGGAAAAGAATATGAAATAGATTCTTTAACTGATGTCCAAAAAGAAATATTAGGTGATATAAATGATTATCAAAAACAAATTAACAGATTGGAAAGGTGGAAAGCTGGTCAAATAGCTATATTAAGAGCTTCCATTGAAGAATCAGAAAAAGGTGAAAAAGAATAAATGATAATCCGTAGGTCAAGTCAAGGTTATAGAATAAGACTCCATAGAAATACAACACCTGGTATTACAAGAACCAAGAAGTATAAAGATGGGACTGTTGAAACCTTGACTTACCCTACATCTGGATATGATTATTTTGTAGAAGTTGATGGCGAAATAGTAAGACGTTCAGATAGTTTTAAAAATATAGAAGAGTATTATGTATCTGAATGTGCTAAAAAATATGATAATGGACATGGAAGATTAAAAATTGGAGAACATCATGTTATTAATAATGTTGCAACTTCACAATCTGATTACCCTACTGAATCTAATACTATAGCAGAAATAAAAAGATTTTATGACATAAGAAATATTAAGTATAATTCAAATGAAACTAAATCAGAATTATTATCAAGAATTGTATTTGATGGAGGATATAAATTAAATGTATGAAGACGATAATGAATTTTATTTTTGGATTGGTTCTATTGGACTTGTTGTTTTTATGGTGTATTTAATGGTATGGCTAATAGAAGCATAAATGGAAAACCAAGCACAGCACGAAGTTATAGAGGTTCTCTTGTCGATGACAATATGGTCTTATCTATCAACATTAAATGGATTGGACAAATTTGTTTTCTCGTTGGCAGTCTTTTATTTGGCTATTGGAACATCGTCAATCGTTTGGATAAATTGGAAAGCAGAATGGGAGAATCAGATGCTAAAATTAAAGAATTGGTTAATAAGCATATCGAAGATGAAGAACAAAGGTATGCGAAAATGGAAGAAGAAATTCAATGGTATCAAAAAGAATTTAATTTAAATCCTTTAAGTTGGAAAAAGAAACGAGGTAAGAAATAGTGGAACAATTTGCTACGACATATATGGAATTAGGATTTGCTGGTATTGTAGCAGTTTTATTTGGTTATATGATTTTAAATTTAATAAAATCACAAAACGCTCAAACTGAAGATTTAGAAAGCATTAAGCAAGATTTAACTAAATTAAGCACAGAGATGTCAAACACTCAAAGTATTTCAATTAAAATTGTAGATAGGTTTAATGTTTCAGATAGAACTTCTCAATCACATAGAGAAGATATAGTAAAAGAATTAAATGACCTTAGTCAAGATATAGCGGAAGTTAAAGGTTCTGTGAGTAGAATAAACGGAAGGCACTAATGGATAGTTTAAAAGTATCTGGAACAAGCTTTGCAAGTATGGGTGTTGTTTTTATGGAATTGTTACCATATTTTATTGGTGTTAGTATTGGTATAATGAATATCGTATATTTATACTATAAAATTAAAAAGATAAAGGAATCTTAATATGAATATCAAATCAATGCTTATTAAATTAGCTGAAGAGCAAGCAGATAAGATGCAAGAAGAAGCAATTAAATCTCTTGCGTCTGACGAAATGTCTGACAGAATAGCAACAGCTATTAATAAAAAAATAGATATACCTTTTGTGAGTGAAGAAAAAGAACAAATATTCTTTGAAAAGATTATAGATGTTGTAACAGATGTCTTGGAAGGCGTTTTCAAAGGAAAGTAATAAGGAGTAAACTATGGCTAGTTTAGCGCAAATTTACAACAGGCAACCTCAGGTTAGAAAACCAAAAGAGGAACCTCAACAACCTTCTAATAAAAGGATGGATATTGTGTTTCACATGCCAGAGGTAAAATCTCTTATAAATCATTTGAATATTTTATATTCTAGTATGATTGTTTCCCAAATGAATACTCCATCTAATAATTCTATGTGGGAAAAAGTAAGTTGGTACAGCCCAGGTCAAGGAGCTGTAAAGCAATCTCAAAGTGTAAATTAAAGGAGGCAACATGGCAGTTCATAGCTCTAATGGAGAAATGAAAGAAGTTCCCAAAAAAGTAAAGCCTAAAAAAAGCAATAAAGACACGAAACTTCTTGAAGACATATCTGAAGCTATTGGGCATGTTTTATCTGAACTTGATGATTTGCAAGATAGATTAAAAAAAGTAGAAAGTAGATTGGGATTATAAAATGGCAAAAACAGCAGCTTGGCAAAGAAAAGAAGGTAAGGACCCTAAAGGTGGATTAAATAGAAAAGGAGTTGCTTCTTATAGAGCAGCTAACCCTGGTTCTAAATTAAAAATGGCAGTTACAACTAAACCTTCTAAACTTAAAAAAGGATCTAAAGCAGCTGCTAGACGTAAATCTTTTTGCGCAAGAATGAAAGGTATGAAGAAAAAATTAACAGGTTCCAAAACTGCAAATGATCCTAATTCAAGAATAAATAAAGCATTGAGAAAATGGAATTGTTAAATGAAAAGTAAAAAGAAAAAAAGTAAAGGTTTAAAATCAGCTTGTTGGGTAGGATATGAAGCTGTGGGATTTAAAATGAAAAATGGTAGAAAAGTTCCTAATTGCGTTCCCATTAAAAAGAAAAGTGGCTGATGTTATTGGATTGCCAGATGTTTCAACACCTGACACTGGTAAAGGAAGTAAATTAAAAACAGGTGGAAAAAGGAAACATAGTATGCCAAGTAAAAATAAATGTGCATCCAGTTGGAAACAATTAGGATATAAAAATATGAAAGATTGCATGAATTATGGCAAACCTGCTAAAGCACAAAAAGCTGGTGAATCAGCTGCTCAACAAAAAGATAGAGTTGGCTGGGATATGGCGGGATCTAAAAATGCAAGAATGAAAAAACGTATGAAAAAAAGAGCAAGTTCAGTTAATTATTAATGGGTAAAAATATTAATTTATTTGGGCATGATAAAGGATTAGGTGACACTGTTAGTCGTGTAATCAAAACTGTTACTAGAGGAAAAATAAAGGAGTGTGGAGGATGCAAGAAAAGGAAAAATATATTAAACCGAGTGATTCCTTATCGGAATCCTCAGAACAAGCGATACGAGTAAAGAACGGAGGTTCAATAAGAGGAGTAGAGGGAGGACTCCGTATAGATGCATTTGATCACGATGAAAATTCTCAATACGATTTTTCAGAAGATGATTGCCCTGTTTGTGAATTACCAGAACATGCTCAAAATCATATTATAGAAGATATAGAATACCAAGAAAACAATGCCTAAACAAACCTTTAAAATTGAAGGGTTTCATGGAGGTATAAATTCAAATTCAGACCCTAGAGATATTTCAGAAATAGAATCACCGGATTTAGTAGATGTTGCTATAGATTCTGTAGGTAGAATAAAAACATTAGGTACTTTTACTCAACAATCGTATTCTAATTCTCTTCAAATTCTACCAAATAGAGGATTGTTTGTTATGAATAGTGATAAACAATTAGATGGTGGAGACGCTAATGAAACTTTTATAGTTTTATATGATGATAGTGGAAATACTTTTGATATAAAAGATAGCGAAGGTTGGGATACTGATCAAATATCTTTAGACACATCTCATCCAGTCTTTTATGTTGGTGATGGTAATTTAAGAATAGGAGATGGTTCTTTTACTAATGATGGGAGATGGTTTGGGCATCTATCTTCTGATGATGAAAAGTTTAGTGGCCTATACGCAGCTTCTGGAACATTACAATGGATAGACGAATCTCAACCTATAAAATCTCCAACTGTTGGTAATTGTTTAATATCTACTTCCTTCGCAGGTTCAAATGGCGATACTGTTAATTCTGCATCATCTGAATACATGGGGAATGTAGCAGATAATAGCGGAGATGATGTTGCTGATCTGGCTTCTGTTAATTTAAGAGTAGGGTTACAATATTTTCAATTGCTTAGCAATACAGCTAGCGACACTACTCCAACAGGAGGAACTGATGGAGATACCCCTTCTGATTATTATCCCTTTGTTGGAAATAATAATATTAAACTAACAACAAATGGAAACGCTTCTCAAAGTATTTTAACTGGAGGTAGCCAATCATATACTATTACAGATGAAAATAATTTTGTAATAGCTTGTTATATAAAAACAGTAGAATGGAATGATTTACAACAAGTTGTAGTTTCTCATTTTACTTCTGGTAATGCTCAATTTATTGATTATGCTTTTTCAAAAGAAGAAATAGTCCCAGATTGTTGGAATATATTAGTTTGCACTTCTTCTAATAATAGAAGTGGAGATTATTCTCTTGGGGATACTTTAGTAACTTGGAAAATAGCTGTTAGCGATGGAGATTCAGGCTCAGCTTCTCCTACTTTTCATATTAGTGGTCCAGTTTTAACTAACAATCCATTGTTAGAAGGATACCAACCAGGTGTTTATGAATTTTATCATACATATTTGTATGATGAAGAAAAACAAGAATCATTACCATTTAAATTTACAGATACAAGTACATCTGCTGGCATATTTAATAAAGTAAATGTTTTAGGTGGATCTGTATTATTTAATTATGATATATATACAAATCCATTTGGAACAAGGGTAACTGGAGTAAGCGCAGCTTCTGATAATGATTTAATAACTAAAAGTAGTCATGGTCTTGCAACTGGAACTCCTATAAGATTATCTGGATTTAGTAATGTTGGTGGTAATAATAATTTTTTATACTATGTAGTAAATCAAAGTGCAGATACTTTTAAGCTTGCGAATAGTTATGCAAATGCAATAACACCTACAACAATTGATCTTAGTGGTAGTGGAGCAACTGATAGTAGCATGTCTTATGAAACATATTCTATTAATAGAAGAATAACTGGATCTAGGATTTATTATAAAGTACAACAAAATGATAATTATTTTTTAATAGGTGAAGTTGATTTTATTAATAATGGATTTAAATGGTTACCAGAAGGAGACACTATGGCTTATTCTATGGCTAATAGTTCTCACGCATCTACAGCTAATGAAGTTTTTACTAAAAACACTTCTGTTATTAAAGGGATTTCTCCTGCGTCTGCTAATGGAATAGATACATTTAGAACAATAAATGGATTCGGAGCATCAGTTGGAACTATAGAAGCTAAGTTTAAAACAGCTGTTATACATGGTAGAAGATGTTATATAGGGAATGTAAAACAGGGTAATAAAAAATACCCAGATAGAATTATAAAAAGTCAAATAAATAAATTTGATGTGTTCCCAGATAAATTAGGAACAATAGATGTAGCAATTAACGATGGTGAAAATGTAATAAAATTAGAAGCTTTTGCAGATAGAATACTTCAATTTAAAGAAAAGACTATGTACATAATTAATGTAAGTGAAAATGTAGATTTTCTTGAAGAAACTTTTGAAGGCAAAGGATGTTCTTTTGATTACCATGTTACAAAAACAGATTATGGTGTAGCTTGGTTTAATAAATTTGGTGTTTATTTTTTTGATGGTAAATCAGTTTCTAATTTACTTGAAAGACAAGGCATTAGATTGATAAGTGAATCAGATTGGGAATCTTTTATTACTTCTTCAGATGCAGATATGAGTGAAGCCCATATTGGATATATACCAAAAAGAAGACAATTATTAATTAAAAGATTTCATGCTAGTCTTGCTGATGTATTTATATACGATTTTGTATTAAAGTCTTGGACAAAAGGTTCTGGAAAAGTTACAGTTGCAACTAATGTGTCTAATTTTGCAATAGATGGTAATCAAGAATTAATATACGCAGGCAACACAGATTCATATATTTACACATGGGATTCTTCTCCTCAATCTACTGATAATTTTGTTTATCAAACTAAAGACATAGATTTTGGGCAACCAGGTGTTAGAAAAAAAGTTTATAAAGTTAGAATTTCTTATAAAGGAGACGCTGACAATCTTGTAATAAAATATGGAACTAGTGGAGATACTGGTTTTCCTTATAGTTTTCAAGGAACTGATAGTTCAACTGGAAAAGCAAATGGATCTTCAGCTGCATCTGATAAACCTTTACACGATAAAGACGATTTAAGTCAATGGTATCATGCTGAATTAAAACCAGATAACTCTACTGAAGCTAATAACATATATAGTTTTCAATTACAAATGAGTGGTAGCGTTGATTCTGATTTTGAATTAAATGATATTTCAATAGTATATAGATCTAAAAGTGTTAATTAATGGCTTTAACAAGAGAAGAAAGAAAATTATTACACCAGAAATCCAAACAACCAACTTCTGGAACTGGAAAGCCTGATGCTAGAGAAGGTAAAGATGGAGACATTTCTTATAGAAAAATAGAAGGTTCTGGAACTGTTCAATATGTAAAACAAAATGGAGATTGGATAGCTATAGGTTCTTCTGGTGAAATGCCAGCTGTAAGAATAATAGGTGCAAATAGGGGTGGAGGCGGATCTTCCACTGGTTCTACAAATTTAAATCATTCTTCTTTATTAAGTTTAGATTCTGATGATCACGATCAATATGTATTGGCTGATGGAACAAGAGCTTTTAGTGGTAATTTAACGGTTGGTACAGATGGAAGTGGTCACGATGTTACTTTTTATTCAGCAACCTCAGGGGATTCATTTTTATGGGATTCTAGTGAAGAAAAATTAACAATCACAGGAACAGCAGGTCAAACTGCGTTAGATGTATCCGATGGCAATGTAGTTATTGCAGATACATTAACTGCTTCTAATTTTGGAGCAACTACTTTAAGGGGTAAGCTAACTGCAGGATCAGAAGAAATAGAAGGAAGTGCATTTGATATTAATGGTGGGACTGTAGATGCTATAACTTCTTTAACAGTTGCTAATGATGTAGATATTGGTAATTATAAACTTACTTCAAAAGCTTTAGAAGCTTCTGATTTGTCAGTTTCTGGTGGAATAATTTTTGCGGGTTCAAATGGATTATTAACAACAGATTCTGATATTACATTTTCAACAGATACATTAACAGTTACTAAAATAGCTGCTTATGAATTAACAGGTAAACTAACAGCTGGCAGTGTTGAAATAGAAGGTACAAATTTTGATATTAATGGAGGAGCTATAGACGGAACTCCAATAGGGGCACACTCGGCTAATACGGGTGCTTTTACAACAATTACAGCAAGTACAAGTATAGATATAACTGGATCAACTGGATTAATACTTTCTAACGATGAAACCATTACAAACGCAGTTAATGGAACAGTTTTAATTAATGGTGAAGTAGCATCTGGGACTGGAAGCTCTGCTGGTGTTTTTAAATCTAATGGCAATTACGATCTTACTTTAAAAACTGGCAACTCTACTACAGGATCTATAACTATTACAGATGGAGCTAATGGCAATATAGCTATTACACCAAACGGAACTGGATATGTTCCTATAGGATCTAGCGCAGCTGCTGGAATTTTGGGAAGTATTTTATCAGCTGCTACTATTTCAGCATTGGAAACTGCTTTAGATAACGATCAAGATGCTACGTCAACTACTTTTTCTTTTGAAGAAACAAGTGGGAATCTTTTAGTAACAAATGGATTTGTAGGTTCTAATGCGTCTTTTAACATGGATGATAATAAAGCTAAGCTTATTAACACAGCATCAGCTAATGGATATGTTTATTTACCCTTAACAACAGTTGCAAATGAAATATATGAAGTTATTTTTGATGTTGTAACTGGTGGTAGTAGCGATGTTGAAGTTTGTTTAAGTTCTTCTACAAGTTGGAATGTAGGATCTGAAAGTGGTTCTGTAGGTGCGGGTTCAAACTATGGATTAATTAAAAATTACAAAGCTGATGATACAACTAGTTATTTAATAATAAGATTGGTATCGGCAATAAATACACAATGGGCTTATATAACAAATATAAATGTTAGAAAAGCTGTTGTATTTACTGGTGGTGAAATAGGATCTGCTAGTTTTGTTTCTGGATTTGCAGGTAGTGGATGGAAAATAGATAAAGATGCTACAGCTGACAATGAATACGACATAACTGTTGATAATATGTTTATAAGAGGAAGACTTAGTGTATATGAACTTCTTATACAACAAATAAGAGCAACAAATGGAGCGGTGTTTGTTACATCAGCGGCTAAGGTAAATTCAACTAATATAACATCTTTAACTGGTGGTGGCAATATTACATTTGAAGATCCTTCTGGACATGGAATATGTCCATTTGCAGCTAATGATATTATAATGATGCAAAGAGTCGTGCCTGGTTCTTTAGCTGCTGGTAATGCTGTAGCTCCAGTAGGTGATGTTATTAAAAAATTGGTTTATCAAGTATCATCAGTAAATGGAGCAACTGCAACTGTTGCAGCTACATCTGGATATACAAATGCTAATCTTCCAGTTGCTGGTGATGATTTTGTAAGAATAGGTAATACAAGTAATTCAAATAGACAAGGTTCTATATACCTAACATCTGATGATTCCAATGCTCCCTTTATAGATATTAAAGACAATATAGATAGTTATGATGATTGGCACTCAACTGCTACAACTGAAGTTAGATTAGGAAAACTTGATGGAATAACTGATACAGACGCTGGTCTAGATGGGACTCAATCTAATTCATATGGATTATATTCTAGTAATGTTTTTTTAAAGGGGCATATTAGTGCAAATTCAGGTGCTATAGCAGGTTGGAATATAACAGCTGGTGAGATATATAAACTTGATGGTGGGTCTACTCCAAGCTCTTCTCCAAACAATGGCGTTGTTATAGATAAAGATGGGGGATATAATTCACATGCTATTATAAAGGTTTATAGTGGAACAAGTTTAAAAGCAGCTGTTGGTAATTTTGACGATAACAAATATGGAATAGCGGCTGAAGAAGGTGAAATAGGAAATTGGGTTATTGATACCAATTCAATACATAAAGAATCTTCTAGTTCATATATAGGTATAGCAAGCACAGCTCATAGCAGTTCACCAGCTGGAACTTCTCCTCAATTCTTTGCAGGTGCAACTGGTACTCAAGGTCAATCAGCTAATATTGCTTTTGCATCTAATGGTAAAATATATGGTAATGGAATATATGTAAAACAGTCTGGTGGTAGTTCTGTTGATTATTTAATAACAGCTTCTAGGATATTTGGTAATGGAAGTGATGGTGATTTAACTATTAGTAGTTCTTCTCAAACTACAAGCACTTGGATAAGTGGGGGAGTGTTGCAAAGAGATATTTATGCAAATAATTTAACAATTAGCGCAAGCGTTGTTTGTTATACAAATGGATATAGAATATTTGTTAGAAACACTCTTACTTTAAGTGGATCTGGAATTAGATTAATAAATAATGGTCAAAATGGAAACAACGGAAACGCAGCTAGTGGATTATCAGGTGGGACTGGGGCTTTTTCCGCTAGTGATTATTCTGGTTCAGATGGTGGTTTAGGTGGCAAGACGGGAAGTCTTTTAGGAGGACCTAAAGGTGGAAGAGGCGGGAATGGGGGAACTGGAGCTATTGCTAATAGTGCTTCTGCTAGTGCTGGTGCAGCTGGAACAGCTGCTGGTGTAAGAACTAATGTTGTTAGAGTATATACAAATTCAGCAGGAGCAAGAGGAGGTGATGGAACTGGTCTTTTTTCTGGAGCAGGAGCGCCTGGTACTAGTGCTGCCGCTGGAACTGGAAGCGCAACATCGGGAAATGTAAGTGTTTTAGATGCTGATTTGACATATGTGATTGCTATGAGAGATTTTTTTAGCGTAGATACAACTGGGTTAATGCCACCTTTGTACCCAGCAACTGGATCTAGCGGTGGTGGCGGAGGAGGAGGTGGCGGAGTTGGAGATACAGATGGAGATGGAGATGGATCTGGTGGCGGAGGTGGTGGACAAGGAGGTGGAGCTGGTGGACATGTTATGTTGGTAGCTAGAGTAATATCGGGAACTCAAAGCCATTTAAAATTAGAAGCTATAGGAGGAGATGGAGGCGATGGTGGAAATGGGGCTCTTTCTGATGGCTCTTCTAGATTTACAAATGGAGGAAAAGGAGCTGGTGGAAACGGAGGTGATGGTGGATGTGTAACTATTATAAGTGGAACAGATCCAAGTTCGGTTGTTATAGACGTATCTGGAGGAGACCCTGGTGCTAATGGGAGCGCAGGTAGCGGTACTAACATAGGATCTCCTGCGTCTGGACAACCTGGAACAAGCATTGTAATTCATTGTTAAATAACATTGGATAAAAAAAGTATGTTAATTAAATTAAAGAGTACAATTATATAATCTCATGGCAGATAGTTTATTTTCAATAGGAGCATCTACTGGTAAAAAAGCAGGTCAATATAAAGCCAGTCTTTATGATATTGAATCCGGTGATCAACAAAGAATGTTATCTCAAGAATTGAGTAATGTTAAACAAGATCAATTTAATAAAACAATAGGAACTATATCAGATACATTGTCTATAGCTTCTAAATTATATGGAGCTTATGAAGATACTAAAAGTGATATTGATGCTTTAGAATCAGAATATGGTGAATTAAAAACTACAGAAGGTGATAAGTTTTATCAAAAAGGTCGTCTAGGTAAAGGTATTAGAATGGCAAAAATGATGGCTGGCACTGGTGAATATACATTTGGAGATACAAATATTTCTGGAAAAGATTTAAGTTTTGAAGCTAATTTAGCTAAATATGGAGTTGAATCAATGCTTGATGAAGCTATGGGTGGTTCTGGTAAAAAAATTAAAAGACCTAAACAAAAAATTCAATCATCAGATATTGATATAGAGGGTAATGTGGAAGTAGAAGATTTAACTCAAGATTCAGAGTTTATGAGTCTTGACCCATTAGAGGGGCCTGGTTTAAGTGGGAAACCTTTAGAATTAGAACAAAATATGTATAACCAAGCTATGTCTTCTCCAGATTACATGACTGAAGGGGGAGGGTTAAAAACCGAAGATAATCTAAAATTATATGAAGCTGATCCATCTATGAGGGGAAAATCAAAAGAAGAAAGAGTAAAAAGATATGAAGAGTTATTTGTCTATAAAGGTTTAGGGCCAAAATTTTAATGAATTTAGCAGAAAAACATTTATCTAAATATGGAAGATTTGGCGATACCGAAATGGTTCGTACAAGTAAATCTGGGCCAGGTAAAGGCAAATTGTGGCATGTTAATCCAGAGGAAAAATCATTAATTAATATGTATGGGCAACAAGGAGAGAAACTAGTTGATGCTGTTGGATCTGGTACTATTAATCCAGTAACTGGTAAAGAAGAAAAATTTATTACAGCTGCCTTAATGGGAGCTCAAGTTGGATTGTCCATGTATCAAGGATGGAAACAAGGCAAGGCTGAAAAGAAAGAAGCTAAAAAACAAATAGGTATGATTGATACTCAATTGTCTGATTTAGATCAAGCTGAAGCTAGTTTATATGATTCTACTTCATCTCAAAAAAAATTATTAACTGAAGAGATGAGCAGACAATCTGAACAACTTGATAAATCAGCTACTCAACAATTAGGAATTTCTAATATTCAAGCTTCAACTATGTCTGGCAAAACTGGATTTGCTGGATCTGGAGAAATGGATTACCAAGCTGAAACAGCTAAATCAGATTTAAGAGATGCTGTTGAATTTTCAAGAGATGATATGGAATTAAGTTATGGTAAAATGATGGGTGAAATAACTGGTCAATATGAAGCTGAAAAGGCTAGAATTAAAGGAGAAAGAGATAGGCTGATAAGTGAAAGAAATATTGCTAGACAAAAATCTATGAGTTTTGCTGATAAGGTAGGTGGTTCTTTAGGTGGTTTGTTTGACAAAGCAAAATCAGCAGTAACTGGAGGCAATTACTAATGGCAACTGCTTTACAAGCTTTAGAAAGAATAATAGATTATAACATTCAAAGAAAAAGATCTGATGTTCAAGAGTCTTTATCTTTTATGCAATTTGCTATTCAAAAAAGACAAGCTGATATAGCTACATACAAAACTCAAATGGAAACTTTAAAAAGCACAAATGATATAGCTAGAACAAAAGTTGCAAATAATTTTATCAATCAATCTGGATTGCAAGGAATACTTGCTCTTGTTCCAACTGAGATTGGTGAACAGTCTGAAAAACAATTAACAAAGTTAACTGAGAAATTACAAGAAAAAAAATATGGAGACTTTAATAAAAACAATGCTATTAAAACAGCTAATGCTTTGTTTATGTATAAAACTACTAAAGATTCTAGACATATTTTAAATTATGCTAATGATGTTAACTCTACTTTAGACAAAAAAGCACAATTAGAAAGTCTTAAAAAAGGTGACAAGGATAAAAAAATTACAGTTAATACTAATTTAATTTATTCTTTACAAAGACTTGCGGGTGATAATTTAGAAGATTTATCAAGCACCTTAGATTTAAGTAGAAAAGTTGAACAAAATAGTCAAAACATTTTAAAAGAACAATTTGAATTTGCTCAAGATAGAGATACAAGAATAGAAAGTGATTTTAATTTATTTAATAAAGAAGATGCTTTAGAATTTGTTCAAGGAAAACAACCTTCTTCAGAAGAAGAAAAAACACTAACAGGATTGCAAAGAATTTTAAGCGAACAAGAAGATAGAGATGAAGAAGAATCCGAAATGGAAATACCAACAGGTGCTATAAAAGGAGTTGGTGTTGGTGTTTTGGGTGGAGCTGCTCTTGGAAAAGAATTTACATCTAGACAAGCTCAAGAAGCAGAAAAGATTTTTAATAAAAATTTGAGAGACGCTGTTAAAAGAAAAGTTGCTGGCGATATAAATACAATGAGTGCGCAAGAATTTGGAGAGAAATATAAATATAAAGATACAAAAGGAAAAACAAGAAAACCTAGTAAAAGATTTGCAGAATCAAAAGCTGGTAGAGAAATATTTGAACGAATGGCTAAAGAATATGCAAGAGAACAAACTACTGCTTACAAAACTGGTCAAAAAGTTAAAAGCGCTGCTAATTGGGTAAAGGAACTTTCTTGGCCAAAATTAGGAACACCAGGTGGATATACTAGAGGAGTAGGATTAGCGGCAACTCCAGTTGTTTTACCATATTTAGGTAGAAAAGCTGGGGGATTGTTTGGAGATGAAGAAGCTGAATTAAAAGGAGCAATAGGAGGAACTGCTGTTAGCACTTTTGTTTTAGCTAACAAACCAGTTAGAGCGGGAGGAAGAACATTTATGAATTATTTAGGAAGTAAAATTCCTAGAGTGGCTTCTAAACTAGCAGCGACAGCTTTAGTTGATTCTCCAGCTGTAGGTCTTGCAGATTTAGTTGGTCTTAGTATAGCTGCTGCCGACATAATTGCTATTTATAATGAATGGCAAGATTTGTATGGTAAAGCAAAATAATGTCAGACAATCTTACAAAAAAACTACAGAAACAACTTGAAGCAAGAGGAACAATTGCCAGTTTAACTCAAATTAATCGTGCTTTAGAAACTTTATCTGAAGAGAATGAAAGTTCTTTAGATTATGGAAGTTTGTTTAATCCTTCTGTTATAGCGGAAGAAGAACCTCAATCTCCCCCTCAACAACAAAATAGGTTTGAAGAATTTCTATCTGTAGCTGAACAAGCTGGGATTACAGAAAAACAAGATTCTTCTAGTGTGTTAAATGCTGTGGGAGCTGGTCTTTGGACTTTTGCAGATACAGCTGCTTTTGGAATACCGGGTGCATTAACTGAAGAAGAAGAATTTATTGATTTTGATGATCCTTTAGCAAAGTGGACTAGTGCAATAGGTGGATTTGCAGGTTATGTAGGTGGAGGCCCAATGAAGTTGGGTACTAAAATACTACAACAAGCAAGTAAATTAGCAATAAAAAACACTGGTAAACAACATGTTGATGAAGTCATTAAAGGAATGGCTTTAAAAGGTAGAGAGAAAATGCTTCCAGAATCTACCATAAAAGAAGTAACTGGTGGATATAAAGCATTAGTACACAAAGCCCAAACAAATATAAATATAAGAGGACCAGAATTTAAAAGAAGAGCTGAAGATTATTTAGATGCTTATGTTCAAAGAGGTATTAGCACTGGTGCTATTAATGCAAGAGAGGCTAATAATATTAAAAGTATGTTTAGCGACAATGTTTTCAATAGGCCTCTTCAAGATTTTTTTGGCATTATAGCTGAAAGAGGAATACTTGCTAACAGTCCAAGAGCTCAAAGAGTTTTGTCTCATGCAATAAATGATGCTGTTATGTTTGGTTTAATTGATACTGGTTTTGAAGCTATAAGTGTTATAGAGGATGGGGAATTTGATTGGACACATCCAGTTTGGGGACTTGCTACTGGAGTAGCTTTTTCTCAATTAGCTTGGCTAAAACCAAAAGGCAACGCAGCTTCTTGGAAAAAAGATTTTATGCAAGGAGTAAAGGGTGCTTTTGGAAGAAAAGATATTTACAAAAAATTAACAAATGAACAATTAGATGCAACTGGTAGGTTTTTTGGTGAAATGAAAATTAAATCTAGACCTATAGATCTTAACACAGGTGATCCAGTTGATAAATCTCCTTATCAATTTGCTGATATTACATACAAAGGCAAAACTCATAGAGGTGTTAAGTTAAATGAAAACGATGGAATATTTAATCAAATACAATCAACTTTTAAACAAGATTCTAGAGAAGCTTTAATATCTTATTTAGAAAAAAGAAAGAAAGAAGCTGGTAAAGAATTAATAAGTTATGCAAATAAAGAAGCTCTTGAAAACCTTGTAGAAGTGTGGCCAAGGATGATATATGGGGGTGTTTTATTTAACCTTCATAGTTTTTCAGAAATGGCTTTTAATGAAGCTGAAATGGGAGTAAACGAATTGCTTCCTCATTTTTTAATTGGAGCTTGGATTCAAAGACATTCAAACCCTAGCAAGTTTGATATGAACAGTAAAAGCATTAATCAATTAAGATTAAATTTAATGACTCTTGGTATGGGGCCAGGTCAATTATCTGGGATTCCTACATTTAATCAAAAAAAATCCTCTCTTGAAAGCCCATTTATAGATAGTAAAATATCTACTGTTCTTGATAAAGCTATAGATTTAAATATAATATCAGATTCCCCAGAAATTGCTAATTCTAAAATAGCAAAAGGAGAAAGCAGTGTAAAGTTGCCAGATAATGTAAATCAAAAATTTGAATTTGTTTATGAAGAAATGAATCAATACAGAGATCAAAAACACATAAGAGCTATTTCAGAAATATCTGTTAAAGAAGCAAATCAAATTATGGAATCTCTTTATAAAACAGAACCTTCTTTAAGGGATGGGACACTTGAAGATTTACAAAACTATTTTGACAAATCAAGATTGTCAGCAACAAAAGATTTTGAAAGTAGATTTTTAGATGTTGTAGAAAATGTTAGAAGTGCTGATGGTGAAAATTTTGAATTGGGAATTACAGAATACCAAGATTCTAATAAGATTGGACATACTCCAGAAAGAATTGGAATACAAGATCAATTAATAAAAAGAGCTATTAATGGTGAGTTTGATTGGATTCAAAAAAATGGTGTAAAATTAGAAGGCAACGATGCTGTTAACGAATTAAGGAGTATGGTTGCTAGTTTTAATTCTGTTTTAACTACAACTCATGCAATAGGATTAAAAGACATTACTCCTAAGGTTGATAATAAAACTATGAATGTAAAATCTTCTGAATTGCTAGAAAGATTATATAAAATAGTTAATGACGCAGAACAAAGTATTAGAAATGAATTTCCAGAGAATAGATATTTAACAGATCAATTTAGTTTTCACGACAGTTTTGGAGATTACATAGAATTACTAGGAAGAAATTCAGCTTTAAGAAATGCTGAATCTGTTGCTGAAATATTTAGGCCTGGTTATAGTGATCAAAATAAAGTAGCTGGTAGATTAATGGATCTTGATATTTTAACAACATCAAAAGATTTGGGAGAATCTGTATTAAGAAGAGATTTAAGAAATATAGAATTTAAAGAAGACACTTTTGCTATAGATGAAAAAGATCCTAACAAAATAAATATTGCAGATGCTAGAAGGTTTTTAAATAGAATATTAACTATACAATCTGTGGCTGGTGGTTATAAAGTACATACAGAAAACAACGAACCTTCTTCAAGAAAACAAATTACTTCTAATGATATAATATCTTTTCAAGAATTTTTGTCAGAAAGAGGTTTTAAAGTTAAAGCTTCTATGCAAAAAGACTGGATGCACAATCAAATAGTAGATTATATACTTAAAGATAGAATATTAAAAACAAATTTAAAATTAGAAGATACTGATATTTTATTTAATTTGTCTGAAATTCAAATGGTTTCTTTTGAAGCTTCAGTTGAAGGGAAAGCATCTGGTTTTTCTATAAAAAAAATTGATATAAACAAAAGTAATTTTGGTAATAAAGACCTTTTAAAAAGCGATGCTTTAGAATATAATAAAATGGTTGATAAAATGGAATCTGATGGTAAGGGACTTGTTAATGTAGAAATAGATCCAGTTATAATATTAGAACCTAATTTACTTAGAGCAATAACAGACAAATCTGTTTCTAGTGCTTCTAAAGCTGATTCAGTTGTTGGTTTAACAAAGTTTTTAAATGTTTTGCAAAGTAGTGATTTACCTACTTCTGCTTTTAAAAAACAAATAGAAGATTTTATAACTGAAGGATTTGGTGTAGAAACTTTAATGCGATGGTTAACAGCGGCTAAAGTTGTAAGCAAACCTCCTAAAACTCCAAGAGGACAATGGACAATTGCTATAGATAAATTAACT